GAGCTGTACCGTTATTAGTATAATACTGATAGTTAGTTATATATGGCATTTGTTATTGTGTTTGTTGTGCTGTTTGTAACTCTTCTGCTTTTGCATCTTGAACCACTTCTGATTCTCTAATAGAAAGCCCAGCGTATTGTAATATTTTAACAACTAAATTAGCAAATTCCTCATAGGGAACTTCAAAATCTTGATAGCTTAAATTTGAAGGGTCAAATATTGGTTCACCTCCAGATATTGTATTGTAAGTCCAAACTGGATCTTTTGGGTATCTTACGTATCTGATTTGTATATTAGTCGCTGTACTAGATGGCGATAAAGGAGTCATAAGTGAGTTTGGATATACAGTCAATGACCCTGGTTCAGCCGTAACTATATAAGACGGATAACTTGCTGTTGGAGCAGTTAGATTGGAATTTAAAAGATTTAATATTTTAGAATGTTCAACCTTATCTACTTCAACTGAATTATTATATATTATTTTCTCTATATAATAATAATCTAAAGGTAAATCAAGAGTTCCAGTTATTATATTATAGTTCATTGTTTTGTATTCAGAAAATCTATCCAATATTTCAGATACTCTTTTAACTATATTAGAATGACCTTCACCATGATAACGAGCATTTTGTTTGACCATAGCATTGCTATACTCGTACATGTATTTTTGAAATATATCTAACTGTGCTTGTCTAGCGTATGAGTTAAATTCAGCAGGAGTTATATAACCTCTGTTGTCTTTATTTAGCAAAGACATAACACTATCACGAACATCGTTTATCATGGAAATGCTTTTTACAAAGATAAATAAAAAAAGGCACTTTGTGAGAGTGCCTTTCTTGATAAATTAATTGCTATTATGCAATAGCAACAGATGTAATTAATTGTTGAGTAGCACCAACTAAAGGAAGTGCTGGAACAATAATAGCATCTGGATTTGAAGATGCGCTATTTGCATTTGCCAAAGCATTCACAACTGCATAGTGAGATGCATAAGTAGCATCAGCAGTAGTAAATGTAATGGTAATTACATCAGAAGTAGCAACTCCACCTAAAACAGTCAACACTAATGTTGAAGTAGAAGGCATTGTAATTAAATAATCAGCATTAGCTGAAATTAATGCTTTTGGAAGTGCATTAGCGGCTCCAATTGTAAATTGTAAAAACTTTCTGTTCATTTTAAAACGTTTTAAAAATTAATGCTACAAATATACTAATTCTCTGAGAATTTATTTTCTAAGAACTTATATAAGTCAATACCTTCATCTGATTGCAAGTAAGAAGACAATAAATACACAGGATCTTCACCAAATGGTACAGTAAGAAGTTTTTTCTTGTTGTCTTTAAGATTGAAATAAATCTCTTTTTTATTATTCCTAAATGCTAAGTATCCTTCAGATAATGCTCTAGCAGCATAACTAGTAACTTTAATACTAGGGTCATTTACTGCCTCCATAAAATCCTGTGGATATCTCTTAGCATAAATCATCATGTCTCTTCTAACTTCTGATGTTTTCATTGCATCAATAGAGCCACCTAATAATAATCTTGCAATTGGCTCTAACTCTTCAAAAGGCATTTCTCTAGCAATTAATTGAGAATCAAGTTCATCATACATTTTTTTAATTTCCTTTTGAGCATCTTTTTCTTTATCAAACTCATAGAACTCAGTTCCATTTCCAGGATGATAATGTAAAAATTCTTGAAGAACTGGATTTGTTTTTGGAACACTTAATAATCCATCTTCAAACACAATTGGTTCTATGATGACATTATCTCCTTGCTCATCTTGAAATGGAGAGTTTGAATTTCTAGCATAACGAAGAGGTCTATTTGTATTTGTCTCTTCATCATAATAAAGCAAACGTTTTCTTGGAGTATCCTTAGATGCAAGGAAATATGTTAATGGTGTTTTTGCAGATTTTAATATATATAATCTGTCTTTTGGATCTAATAAAGATTTTCTTGTTGTTTTCATTTGATATAATTTAATTTATTAATAATAAAAAGGGAGAGGAACTAGTCCCCTCCCTTAGTTTTTCAATTATCCCTTGAAGATAACGAAGTTGTTAGCACCAAGTGTACAAAGCGCTCTCTCAGACAAGAAGTTTACTTGCATTGCATCAAGATCGCTAGTTGCAGCACCACCAGCTGAACCAGTCATCCAAGTTTTGTATCTACGATCCTCAGCCTCAGAAGCTCGGTAACGAACATGTAAGAATGGTCGTCTAGCGTTTTTACCAAGAACTTGATCATAAACAGTCATTGTTCCAGCAGGAACCAATACACCGTTAACTACACCACCAACTAAACCTCCACGAAGAGTTGCATCGTTAAGGTATTTCCAGTCAGTCTTGTAGAACTCGTATCCTCTCTTGAATCCAGAAAAACCAAGATTCAATGCCATCTCCTCACTGTTATCAAATAAACCGTAAGAGGTACCACCAGCTCCGTAAGAGTTTTGAGCAGCCAACATATCATCGATATCGAAAGAGAACTGACGATTTAAGAATAATACGTTTTCAGCGATAGCACCTTGCTTGTCAAGTCTTTGAATGATAGTATCAAAGTCAACCAATGAAGATGGATTACCACCAGACCAAACATTACCTCTAGTTTCAATAGTATCAAACATACCTTGAGTACCAGCAGCAGCATAAGGAGATGGTGAAGGATATGAAGGTGCACTATTCAAGAATGTAGCAGCTGATGAACCAGTTTCAGCAGGAACACCTTCAACCATTGTCATTTCAAGATAGTCCTCAAAGCGCAAACGAGTTTCGTGCTCTGATTTCATATACCATAAATATCCAGTAGCTCCATTCTCTGTAGTTACTTCAACCCATCCGATTTGAGCCATGTCGGATCCAGATACAGTATAATTATCTTTGATGATAACTGGTTTACACTCAAAGAAATCATCTTGAGCCTCTAAAGAACCTACCATTCCGTTTGTTCCTTTAGAAAATTCAGATCCATATACAAATGCTGTAATATCATCGTTACCAGTTGAAGTAATAGTACCACCAGCAGCTGCATAATATGCAACGTCAAACGTTAATCCAGATACCGCAGTAATAATTGCTTTATCGGCCGCAGACGAAACATTTGATGATAAGAAAACTGTTTGATTTACTCTAAAGTTACAAGCAGTAATACTAGGATCGGCAACAGTAATTGTTGCGGTTTGGTTGGCAGGACCATACGCAATAGAACAAGCAGTATATTTAGTGTGTAAACGACCTTGCTCTGCCCATTTAATTAAGTCAGAGTTAGAAGGAAGTTCAGCACCAACCATACGCAAGAAAGATGCGATTGATCTGTTTCCGTAACGCTCAAATTCTTGCTCGTAAGTATCTGGAAGATACTGATTTAAGAAGTTGAAATTTGTAATGTAGTTTGTAGGCAATGTTGCCTTTACGGAGCTAGGTGTAATATGTACACCTGGACTCACTGCTAATGTACCAGCCATTTTTTAAAAGTTTAAAAGTTTAACGTTTTTTAATTACTAATCTACTTCCTCTGTCTGGATCTATTACTTTAATCTTTACACCTTCTGACGGAGTTACTTGTGGAGCTTGACGAACCATGTCAATATTTTTAGATTCTTTAGCAACACTTCCAACCGCATCTGCAATTCCTTTTTCATAAAAGAATTTGGCAAACTTATCAGGGTTTCTAGCTATAGCAATAGAACGGTGAAAGGCTTCTGCATCTGCAAGATAACCATTATCATCAAGGAATGATGAAACAAAATTCCTTAAATCATTTTGTTCTTGCAGTAAGTTCTTACTATCTCCTGGTTTATAAACTAATTTCTTATTCTCATCGACATTAAATTTGAAACCTTCAAAATTGTCAGAAAAAAGTTCTTTAGTTTTTTTAGAGAAGAATTCTGATCTTTTAGCATTCTCTTCCTCCATAGACTTGGAAGACTCTTTATATCTCTTGAAAGCATCGTAGTTTTCTTTTTCTTCCTGTGGAACAAATGTTTCCCTTGACTCAAGTGGAACTCTGTATTGTTCTTTAAGGTCGTTAAAGTACTTCTTAGCTTTTGAGAGCTCTTTTTTCTTTGCTAATCGTTTTTTCTTGATTTCTTTTTCATCATCAAAATCTTCATCGTAAGAGAATCTATCAGACACATCAAACTTAATGTCTTCTGGATCTAAATCTGGATTCTGATCACGTTGATACTCGAAGAGCAAAGCATCTTCGTCCATTTCATCATAATTTTTATTCAAACGAATAAAATCATCGATTCCACGTCCTGTTTCTTTTTTATACTTAAGGAATGCAGAAACATCTTCTGGAAGATCATCATTCTGTTGTCTCTGCTCAAATAACTCATCCAAGTTATTTATTTCCTTGTTGTATCTTTTACCAATATATGAAAGAACTTTGTTATCATCAATTTCGTCAACAACTGTTGGCTCATTTGTTTCTGTAACAATCGTCTCTACGGTTTCTGGTGTAGTAACAATTGTTTCTACAGTTTCAGTAGGTTCAGCAGCAATACCAGTTGATTCCTCGTGCTGTTTTAATAACTGCTCTTCTACTTCGGCAACAGACTTTTCTTCAAAGTCTACGGCCCTTACTTTAATTTCTCCTTCCATGTTAATTTAATTTAATTTTTTACAAAGTTAACAAATAATTTTATGTATTATTTTGGGCCAAAAGACTCTAAGTCAAATCCATCTAAAGAATCTTCTGTACTCTCAAAATTAATTGGTGGTAGATTATTCTTCCTTTGATTAATTAGATCAGACTGTCTAGATGCTTGCAGGTCAACTCTTTTATCTTTTGCTTTCTCTTTGTCTTCGTCTCTTTTCTTTAATTGTTCTGCTTCAGCACCTTTTAATTGCATGTTGTATTGGAATTCTAGTTCCATTAACTCTCTCTTTAAATCAGCTTCAGCTTTCATTTTCATTATCTCATAGTTTGCCTCTGCCTCTTTAATTTGAATTTTGCTTTGAGATTCCATTTGCAACAACTGAGCTTTAGATTCGGCAGCAGCTTGTTGTGACTGCATATTGGTTTGCATTTGCATTTGATATTCCATCTGCTTGTCTTTCTGCTGTTGTTCCATTCTTCTTTTTCTCTTCATCTTCAACAACTCATTGGCCAACTTGATATTCTTGATATTTCTAATATCAATAGCATCTTCTAAATCAATTGTTTGTTGCTGTAAAGCGACTTGAATATTAGCCTCAAGCATTTGTCTTTCCTCTTCGTCTGGAGCAAGATCAATAAAAATTCCAAAATCAAATAAATATAAATCTCTAATTTCATCAAGAATAGATATATTATACTTACCAATCTGCATTGCAAACTCTTCAGCAAAATCAGAATATTCTAGTATGTCTGCAATTCTTATTGAAATGCATTCAGATAATCTCTTAGTTATATTTATATTACCTTCTAAAATATGCCTAGTAGCTGTATTAGAGTTCATTGCAGCTAGTTTCTGTATACCAACTAATGCATCTGGATGAGGCATGCTTCCGTCTCTAGCCTCATTTACTCCTGTCACATCTCTAATCATATTGAGATAGTGATTATAATTGTTTATTAGTGAAGACATTTTAGCCTGACCACTATTTGTGCTTAATTCTTGGATTGGTATTCTAGCATTATTGAACTCACCATCTTGTGTATAACTTCTACCAATTACACTACCAGTCTGAAAGTAAAGCTTTAACGCATCCTCTGGATTATATGCAGCTCCAGTACCTAGGTCAACCTCATTAATACCATCAGCATCAATAAATACACCGTCTGGAACTACTCTTGCAGTAACTTGCTGTAACTTTAGATGAGTCAATTGTATTTGATCGGCAAATGGAATCATTCGTCTAACCAAAGACTCCATGGCTCCTTTGTACATTCTAGGAGCAAATGCAACATAGTTTGGATAAGCTCTTTGTGATGCTGATTTAGGACGAACCATATTACGCATCATCTCCCACTTTAATATTATGTTTGTTCCTGCAACAATTACTCCTTCATACCAAACATCCCTAACTGCTTCTACTCTCTCAAATGGCATTCCATCCTCCATTG